TTACTATTTCTTCTGCTCGGTGTGGTCATTTAGACACGGTAATGCGAGTGCTTTGCCATGAGTGCATACATATGAGCCGTCACAAGACAAGTAAATGGACTCACCACGACAAGGAGTTTCGTAATAGAGCGCACCGTATCTCGTCTGAATTGGGGTTTGACCCTCTAGAATTGTAGGCTTATCCATACCGCTATTATAGGTAGTAATATAACTAGCACACCAAAAGCTAATAATATGTCATTCATTCCAAGCTCTCTTTGACTTTCTGTAGTAACGCTTCCTCGGTGGTATTGAATTTTCTTTCAAAAGCCTTTCGACCCATTCCGTGAACACCATTGTTTCCTCTGTGATGCTCAGGGCAGAGGGGGATAATGGGGCTTGTAGCTCTGACACCAGCCCGTCTAATGTGGTGTATTTCGGCAGGGCTACCTTCATACCCAAGCACGGAACTGCACAATATACAACCGAGTCTGGCAACTCTTGCCATATAGTTCTTTTCATTTTTAGTTGCCATCAGCCCATTCGTACCATTGTCTGTAATAGGCTTTAAAAGACTCAAAGCCATTTCCAATTAATATACACCCACCTTGCGGTTGCACAAGGTAATAATTGCCCATGTTTACGCCATTGTCGGTGTCGCCACGAATAATAACAACAATGAAATTGGGTTGTGCCGCCAAAGAACGCAAAAGGTATTGTTGGCCTTTGCTTGACTTTTCTCTTGAGCGCTTCCATTCCATTACTAAAAACTTGCCTTTTCTTTCAGCAATTCCATCAACATTACTTGGTGTGAAACCTGGTGAATTAGAAACCAAACCAACAAAGTCCCCATAATCAATATGAGTGGGGACTTGGTTACGCATTATTTGAGCCATTGGTCTTTTAATGCTTTAACGCTTGCTATTTCAAGTCTAATGGTTTCGTCTGCTAATTCATGGGCTATTTTTGTAGCTTTTTCATAATCCCATTTAAGTGTGGCGTTATGGTAAGACTTGAGAAGTCGTTGAATTTTAAGGTAATTTTCAGAGTAGTCTGTCATTTAGTTAGTCTTTCAATGTTTCTGTTACTTGCTTCTTGGCTGCGCCATGCTTCAAAACGCATCTTGGCTGCTTCTAATTGCCATCTAAGCGCTTCTGTTTGTTCTGTAGCGTTTCCAATTGCTTTGCATAAATCTTGGTAATCTTGGCTTCTATAAGCCTCTCGTTCTTGAGCGCCCAAACTCTGTTCATCTGTTTGCGCCATTTTAATCGCCTTAAGAGAACTTTTAAAAGTTTCAAGTTGCGCCAATTCGCCTTTTGCTTTCGCATATAGCGGTGCGGTCTTGAATATGAAATCAATCGCATCATTTGGGTCATAGTCTTTCATAATTATTAATCCTTTCGCCAATCCAACGCATTACAGGAACAGCCATAGAGTTACCAAGTGCTTTATACCTTGCTCCACTAGGACAGTTTTCTTTGATGTTTGTGTAGTTATCTGGGAAACCTTGTAAACGCTCACATTCAACTTCTGTAAGCCTACGAACTGCCATTGTTTCGCTATATACATTTGGCACATGGTGATAATCAGAACCAGTATCTAAAGTTTTTGAAATATTGCCTGTAACAGAACTGTTATAAGCATCAAAACCTTGCGCTATAAAAGTTTGTGCATGGTGGCTTTGCACAGAAGGCCTTAATGCCTGTAATGCTGGGGTTACTTTTAAAGGAGTAGCGCTAAAGTTATTGGCTTTAGCATCTTCTCTTATGCTATAAGCCTCAATAACTGCTTGAAATCTATTTTTGTCAGGCATACGCCGGTCATCACTTGTACAAGTTATAGTTTCAGCAATTTGCCCTCCATTCCAAAATGTAGGAATAAAATGACCACTCATTACAGATTGATGGGCTTTTCTTCCACCACCACATTCTGTGTCGAGCGTTCCAACAACGCTTGGTATAAAACTGTTGGCAACTTTTTCCCTCGTCTTTCTGCTCTGTTGAGAATTCCCTGACAGGCTTTCGGACTCAAATAATACTTTTGCTGCAGATTCCCAACCTCCAAGACATCCGACAACAAACACTCTACGGCGTCTTTGTGCGACTCCGAAGTTTTGAGCATCAAGCACCCTGTAGGCCCACCCATAGCCGAGTTCGCCCAACGCTCCGAGGAAGGCTCCAAAATCCCTTCCTTTGCCTGAACTGAGGACACCTGGCACATTTTCCCATACGCACCATTTGGGTCTAAATTTGTCAAGAATTCCAACATAGGTAAGAGCGAGGTTGCCTCTTGGGTCGTCAAGTCCTTTGCGTAAGCCTGCAACGCTAAATGATTGGCAGGGAGTTCCTCCGACCAAAAGTCCGATTGAGTCATCTAATTTCCATTCTTTATATTTAGTCATATCACCAAAGTTGGTGACTTGTGGATAGTGGTGTGCCAATACTTGACTAGGAAATTTCTCAATTTCGCTAAATCCTACTGGTTTCCATCCCATGTGATGCCACGCAACTGTGGCGGCTTCAATACCAGAACAAACGCTTAAATAGTTCATTTGAGCGCCAACCACAATCCGATTTGAGCAAACGCATAACCGCCCCAAATCATAGCGTTAGATGTAGCGCCTTTTTTTAATTGTGCAAGGCAGACTATTAAATACCCAAGCCCTGTTGCTGCGACAATGATTTTTTCCAACATCCCCATTCCCCTTTGTTACCCAATTTCCATTGGTCATAAAAATCATTTAATAATGCTTGGCTAAATTTCTTTTCACTAATGTAATTACGAAACCAAGCCAACCCTTTTTTATGCCTTAAATGACATAAATACCTTACGCCACACTCATGCCTAGCTTGTTCATACATTTGCGTTTAAGGCTATCGTATGAATCGTAACCAGTTCCCAAGACTCCAAGTTCTCTAGCTTTAGCTTCAATGCCTTCATTGCTAAACATCCACTTTTTGTCAATCTTTTCTTTCTTGGGTTCAATTACTAATTCATCTTCATAGCGCTCACCGTTAAGCCAAGTGCTTGCATGGGGTATGAATTCTAACTCGGTTTCTTTGGCTTTCCAGTATTGGCAATGTGTGTCAATAGCTTTTGCAGCCATAAGTTGTTGCTCTGCGGACAATTTGCTCCAGGCTTTTCTTGCAGCAGCTTTAGCAATTTTTCGTGGATATAAAGACCAGAATTCATCAAACATTCCTATGATACCTATTTAAAGGGTTGTTAATCATGCTAGCAATTAGCTCGTCTATGTTTCTAAACCATTGAACTTCTTTCATACCATCATGCGTATAAATGGTAAAGCTCATTGTAAAACACGAGGGCTTGATGGTGTTGGTGGGCTAGGTGGTACTGTATAACCAGCATTACCAACAACGCTTTGTGTGTAACCATTTGGTGTCGTAATTACGACTTGATTAGGATAAATTGTAGCAGTCTGTGTTGTGTAGCCCATAGGGTTTACAAACTGCGCTGTATTGCCGTTAATTTGAACTGTGCCACGACTGTAGCCTCTAGCGTCAGTTACTGGATAAGTCTGTGCTTTTGCTGGAACTGCGTATGCAAACAGACCACCTAATACTGCACCTAATAAACAAGCGCCTAAAAAATCTTTTACTGTTGTTTTCATTTAATTCCCCTTAAATGTTTACTCGTTATTGAGTGAATTCAGTTTCTTACTATTTTTTGATACTGTCACTAAGGACATACCCTTAGTTGCAGATTTACAACATAGCTTGACCAAGGGTGATAGGAAACTATCAACTGACCCAATGTCTTAGAAATACTGACACCTAGTCCTACCGAGGTTAATGTTCAGTCGATTAAAGGTCTTGTATCACCTTGTCCCTAAAATCTTGTGTAGTCGCCATTTAACGCTACGAGGCTTGCAATGGGGTGCTTCATTAGCCTATCTTTTCTTCCATACGGGCGATTTAACCCCTATGTAACGCCTGGAGTGCGGCAGAAATAGAAAAACCCCTTAAGGTTGCTCTAAGTCGAACCGCTTAATAAAAGGCCATGCCAGCTTTTAGTAAACGCTCAAAGCAACCCTAAAGGGTCTAGGCAGACATTCTAATAAGCAGGGTTCGAAACTGCTTAATAATTGTACTACAAATATTTACCCATGTGAAAATCTCCATGAAAACCAAAGGTTTGCAGATTTGACAACTCTCTTTCATAGCTGAAATACCTTGCTAATTCTTCTGGTGCAAACTTAATTCCATTGCTAACCAAGTAATCTCGGTTTAAATGACATATTAGGTCATCTTCATTTTTGTCGCTGTAAACAAACTTTGGAGTGTCGGTTAATTGCAACAACTTCTTGCTTCTTAGCGAAAAACCACCATTACCTACACGCAGTCCTTCAGGATGCCAAGGCCATACTGCGCCAATGTAGTCGTAGTCTAAAAATTGAGGCAGCCAAGCGTTTGCATCAATTACCCACCCATCCCATTGCACAATCAAAACAAAGTCCGTATGAATGTATTTATGGAGTTCTTGAAGGATAAATTTGCTATACGCTTGCCGACTGTTAATACTAGCGTGGTTAATAAACAATTCACCGCCAAATTGAATGTGTCGTTTACTGCGTTCTATGGCTTTTTTGGCTTTGTCAGGTTGAACTGAATCTATGGCACAAATAGTGACATTATTCAATATCATCTTGTTTACCAAAGCTGTTGTTTTTTAACAACTCAGGCCAAATTAGCCAAAAGCTAGTAGGAAACAAGTCTTGACGACTTACTAAGCCATGACTAGCTTCCTCAATCCTTGCCCCTAAAAGCATAAATTTGTCAGCCGGTATTCCTCGAATACGCCAGTTAGATACTGCTGCTGGGTCAACCTTGCACATTCTAGCTACCTGTGCAGTTCCGCCAAGAAGGTCAATAATTGCTGTGTCTGTAAGTTTTAATTTTGTGTCCATTCACAAAGTTTACCTTTTATGTTGTTTATTTGCAAACAGTTTACTTTTTTTGTTTACTTGTGTTAAAGTGATGTTATAGCAATTTCGCTATGTATTTAAGGGGAACTTAAATGTCTGAATTAAACCAATTAATGCTTGAGCATGAAGAATTTTTAGAGTCAGCACTTGATGACATGGAATATGGCGGCGAACTAAGCCAAGAGCAAGTTGACTGTATTCGCCAAGCTTGCGGCAAACCACGCAATAACCATGTAAATCCATTGTTGCGTGATGTTATCAATGACTTTGGCAAAATTTTTGGAGGCAACCATGCTTAATCATTCAGAAAGTATTGCCAACTTAACATTAGCTTTGTCAATCGTGCAGGGCAAAATGTCCCATGCCGTTAAAGACTCAGCTAATCCTTTCTTTAAATCTAAATACGCTGACCTAGAGTCTGTATGGGGCGCTTGCCGTGAATTGCTTTCTGCTAATGGTTTAGCTGTTATGCAGTTCCCAGGACTTTACACAGACCATGACAAATCTATGTCTTTGACAACAATTATTAGTCATAAATCTGGCGAATGGATTAGCCAAGAGATGTCTGTGCCAGTTACAAAACCTGACGCACAAGGTGCAGGTTCAGCTTTAACTTATATGCGTAGATACGCATTAGCAGCAGTAGTAGGAGTAGTTCAAGCAGACGATGATGGTAATGCCGCTTCGTCACCTAAACCAGTAGTAAAAGCAAAGGAAATTTAAAAATGGCCTACATTCCAAAGGAGGGTAGCGGTTCGCTATTCAAAAATGATAGAAAAGAAACTAG